AAGCAAGAGAAAGATATGCAGATAAAAAGAAAGGCTTGACATAACTTAATAAATACCCATAGATGCATGGGTTAAGTGATAGACACAACAGCCAATGTTGTCATATCAAAGGCTAACGAAGTATTTTTAAAAGTTGATTCAGAACCTCATATTGAGTATGAATTGAGAGACCACTTTACTTTTGAAGTAGAGGGTGCAAAGTTCATGCCTCAATATAGGAATAGGAATTGGAATGGTGAGATACATCTTTTTGATATGAGATCGAAGAGAATCTATATTGGATTATTAGATAGAATTATTTCCTTTTGTCAGAGACATGACTACACATATAAATTTGTAGATAATGAATATTATGGTACTCCCTTTGAGATTAATGAGGGAATATCATATGAAGGTGTTAAGGATTATATGCAATCCATCTGCTCTCATAGTCCAAGAAAATACCAAGTTGAGGGAGTATATGATGCATTAAGACATAATAGAAAGCTATTGATATCACCAACTGCTTCAGGCAAATCTTTGATGATTTACGCTCTTGTAAGATATTACGTTGATAAAGGACAAAAAATTCTTTTAGTTGTTCCGACGACATCTCTCGTAGAGCAGATGTATAAGGATTTTGAAGATTATGGTTGGGATGCTGAGTCATTTTGCCACCGTATCTATTCTGGAAAAGAAAAAACTAACGAATATCCTGTTACTATAACTACTTGGCAATCCGTCTTTAGATTAGACAGATCATTTTTTACTGATTATGATGTGATCATTGGTGATGAAGCACATTTATTTAAGAGTAAGTCACTAGTATCTATAATGACAAAACTAGAGCACGCCAAGTATAGATTTGGATTTACTGGAACATTAGACGGCACACAGACGCATAAATGGGTGTTAGAGGGATTGTTTGGTCCTTCATACAAAGTAACTAAAACAGATGAACTAATGAGACAAGGACACCTTTCTCAATTAGATATACAATGTATTATTCTTAAACATTCTCCTCAGAAATTTGACACTTATAATGATGAAATAGAATATTTAATATCTCATGAGAAGAGAAATAATTTTATAAAAAATTTGACTTTAGATTTAAAAGGTAATACACTAGTATTGTATAGTAGAGTAGAAGCACATGGTGCGGTGCTATACGAAAAGATAAATAATAGCAAAAGAAGTGATAGAAAAGTATTCTTTGTTCACGGTGGAGTCGATGCAGAACAAAGAGAATTAATTCGTGAAATTACGGAGCAGGAAAAAAATGCAGTCATCGTTGCCTCCTATGGAACCTTTAGTACTGGCATTAATATTAAAAACCTCCATAATGTTATCTTTGCCTCACCGTCAAAATCACGAGTTAGAAATCTCCAAAGCATTGGACGCATACTTAGAAAAGCTACTAACAAAGTAAAAGCAACTCTTTATGATATATCCGATGATTGTACTTATAATTCTAAAAAAAATTATACCCTAAATCATTTTATAGAAAGAATTAAAATCTACAATGAAGAAAATTTTAACTATGAAATAGTAACCGTACAACTAAAGAAAGATGGCAATTGAAGACGATTTTTATGCAACAATAAAATTAAATTCTGGGGAAGAAGTATTTGCTAAAGTAGCTGCTTCTGAGGAAGAAGATCGCACGATGCTTATTATTCATCATCCTGTTACCGTTACTGAAATAAAAAATAAAAGTGGACTCGTTGGGTATAAAGTAGAACCGTGGTTAAAGACTACTAAAGATGATATGTTTATTATTAATATGAATAATGTTATGACTTTATCAGAATCTTCTGATATGGAAATGATTGTAATGTATCAACATTTTCTTAGAGATTCTCAAAGAGAATATCATCATGAACATAGACTTAATAGAAGAATGGGTTATATATCAAACGTACATGATGCTAAAGAGAACTTAGAAAAAATATTTAAAAAGAGTCCTAATAATCCTAAAGACTAAATCCCTTTAACCCTGACAGAGTTATTGTAACGTTATTTTGATACCTTGTCAACTATGTGTGGAAGTGTTATAATATCTACATAATAGTGATAATGACTTATGGCAATACGAAGAAATATGGCTAGAAAACGATCTGAACACTATGTTAATAATAAAGAGTTTCTTGCTGCTTTAGTTAAGTATCGTGAAGATGTAGAGATTACTTATATTAGAAAGTTTGGTGAACCTCCAAATAAAGAAGGTAGAGCATCTTCTTGGGATACTAAACCTGTTATACCAAGATATATTGGAGAATGTTTTCTAAAAATTGCAAATCATTTATCATTTAAACCAAATTTCGTAAATTACATGTTCAAGGAGGATATGATCTCCGATGGAATCGAAAATTGCGTTCAATATATTCATAATTTTAATCCTGAGAAATCCAAAAATCCTTTTGCTTACTTTACGCAGATTATACATTATGCATTTCTCCGCAGGATACAGAGAGAAAAACGTCAGTTAGAGATTAAGAATAAGATTATTGAGAAGTCTGGTTATAATGAAGTTTTTAATGATGATAATAAGATTGACGGATCTAATTATTCGGACTATAATTCAATCAAAGATGCTGTTCATTCTAAATTGCGTAATTAATGAAGATTGCAATCATAACTGATCAGCACTTCGGGGCAAGAAAAAATTCAAAACTTTTTCATGATTACTTTCTGAAGTTTTATAATAATGTATTTTTTCCTTTCTTAGAGAAGGAAGGAATTACTACGGTTATTGATATGGGAGATACCTTTGATAATCGTACAGGTATTAATTTCTCAGCATTAACGTGGGCAAAGGATAATTACTTTGATCGTTTAAGAGATATGGGCATTACTGTCCATACTATAGTAGGTAATCATACAGCATATTATAAAAACACAAATGAGATAAACGCAGTAGATCTTTTATTGAGAGAATATGATAATGTAAAAATATATTCAGAGACAACTTCTATAGAAGTAGGTGGTTGTAATATTCTTCTTGTGCCTTGGATTAATAAGGAGAATGAGGAGATGACTATTGCTATGATTAATAAGTCAAGAGCACCTATGTGTATGGGACATCTTGAGTTGAATGGATTTAGAGCAACTCCAGGTCATATGATGGAACATGGAATGAAATGGGATATATTTAAGAAATTTAAAAAGACATTCTCTGGTCACTATCACTGTCGTTCAAATGAGGAGAATGTTTATTATCTGGGAAATCCTTATGAGATGTTTTGGAATGATGTAAATGACCCTAATAGAGGGTTTCATTTATTTGATACAGAGACACTAGAACATACTCCTATTAATAATCCATATAGATTACATCACTTGGTTTATTATAATGATACTGATTATCAATTATTTGATGCACGGGAATTGGAAAATAAAATAGTAAAGGTTATTGTTAAACAAAAATCAAATACCACTCAGTTTGAAAAGTTTATTGATAAATTATATGCAACAAATGTGGCAGAATTGAAAATTGTAGAAAATTTTCAAATTCAAGAAGCAACAGATTTTGAAGCATTTGAATCAGAAGATACTATCTCTGTTCTCAATAGGTATATTGAAGAGGCAGAAATTAAACTTGATAAATCTAAAGTACAAAAAATGGTACAAAACATTTATCAAGAGGCATGTGAGTTGATTTAATGTTTATTTTAACAGTACATGGAAAAGAAACAGAAGGTGCTTATTCAGTGCAAGATGATGAAGGAGAAAGTATCCTTTATCTTTTTGAACAAGAGGATGATGCTGTTCGATATGCTATGATGCTTGAAGATAGTGGAAGTCCAAAGATGCATGTTATTGAAGTGGAGGATGAAGTTATGATTAAGACATGCGAAGTTCATGATTATAACTACGCAGTCATTACTCCTAATGATATTGTAGTTCCTCCTACTACTACTCATGATTACATTTGAAAAAATACGGTGGAAGAATTTTCTATCTACTGGCAATCAATTTACTGAAATTAATTTAGCACTTGATAGTGAAGCTAAATTCTCTAAGAATTCTACTACATTAATAGTAGGAACAAATGGTGCTGGAAAAAGTACTGTATTGGATGCTCTTACTTTCAGTTTGTTCAATAAACCATTCCGTAAGATTAGTAAGGGTCAGTTAGTTAATACTGTTAATGAAAAGGATTGTAAGGTTGAAGTTGAATTTTCTACAGGATCCACTGAATGGAAAGTTATAAGAGGAATAAAACCCAATAGTTTTGAGATTCATCGTAATGGTACAGTACTAGATCAGTTCTCTGCTGCTAATGATCAACAGAAGTGGTTAGAGCAAAATGTTCTTAAAATGAATTATAAGTCTTTTACTCAAATCGTTATTTTGGGTTCTAGTACATTTGTGCCATTCATGCAATTGTCTGCTTCTAATAGAAGAGAAGTTATTGAAGATCTTTTAGATATTAAAATCTTTTCTTCGATGAATAGTTTAATTAAAGATAAGATTCGTCTTGTGAGAGAAGATATTAGAACTTTAAGTTTGAAGAAAGAGTCTCTTACGGATAAGGTACGAATGCAAGAAGACTTTATTAATGAAATAGAATCTCGTGGAAAAGAAGATATAGATGATAAAAAAGGAAAAATATTAGAATTAAATGTAGAGATAGATACCCACCTGGAAAAGAATGAGATGACAGAAGGAGAAGTGGATACCCTAACAAAAGAATTAGAAGGTGTAACAGGTGCTACTGAAAAATTACGCACTCTTGGTGGATTAAAAGGAAAGATTTCTAATAAGGTATCTACCATTACCAAAGAGCATAAGTTCTTCACAGACAATGTAACATGCCCTACATGTACCCAACCAATCGAGGAAGAGTTCAGAATAAATAGGATTAACGATGCTCAAAATAAAGCAAAAGAGTTGCAATCTGGTTATAAAGAACTAGAGGAGGCAATTAAAAACGAGGAAGAGCGAGAGCATCACTTTACCCACTTATCCAAGGAGATTACTAAACTCACGCATGGCATTTCTAAAAACAATACTCGCATCTCTGGGTGTCAACGACAGGTCAGGGATTTGGAATCGGAAATTCAAAGAGTTACCGAACAACTTGCAAACAGAAATACTGAGCATGACAAGTTAGAAAATTTCAAAGACAATTTAACAACCACATACGACGAATTATCTTCACGAAAGGACACACTAAACTATCACGATTTTGCGTATAGTTTACTTAGAGACGGTGGAGTTAAATCTAAAATCATTAAGAAGTATCTACCGCTGATAAATCAGCAAGTAAACCGTTATCTACAGATGATGGATTTTTACATTAATTTTACTCTTGATGAGGAGTTTAACGAAACCGTACAGTCCCCTATTCATGAGGATTTTTCTTATGCTTCTTATTCGGAAGGTGA